AAATAAACACAGGGACTTGAAACATATTTAAACCCGCACCCGCTTCCGCCCCCGCTTCCAGTTTCCAACTCGTCGTGATCGCATGTTTCGAAATCCAGGAGCCGAGAATCACATTGAGATAAATGAACATCTTTTCCTGTTGTGTATGTTGAACCGGGTACGCAAGTTCCGGCAGTACCGTCGTCTCGTTGCGAGATATACGAGTACTGTGATTTTCCCTCTTGTTCGTTTGTGCAGTTCGACGGGGCGTTACCCTCGAAACCGGCACCCTCGTAAATTTCGTCGCCGCTCCCGCTCCCGCTTGCATCAGCATCGTCTCCGTCGTAGTTTTCAACCACGCATGGTGCGGTTACGTATGTTCCATCGGGAACATTAATCAAATCATCTCGGCAATTTTTCATAATAGTGTTGTAACCCGCTGTATACATATCTTCTCCTCTAAAACAGGGGGCTTGTATGTAGGAGTTGCTGTTCGTCGCGTCTTCGGCAACCAAACACTTTCTTGGGGTTCCCGGTGTACCCGTAACGCTATTGCTTACACCGGGGGTGCAAAGGGACGATGGGTTAGAATAATATTTGTTTTGATTCCACTCGCCTTTAAGCGAACAGTTTTCGATTAAAGCGCAATATTCTCCTGGGCTGCATATGGTTTTGACGTATTTGTTAAGAGGAACGTCAACTTCCAGGCAGGCTTCGTCGTTCCCGGAACCCCCGGAACCCCCGGAACCCCCGTAACCGGTCTCGTGGCCCGCGGCACACACAAAGTCGGTATCGCAGGCTTCGTATCGGTGTTTGTTCCAATTGATGGTCTCTTCGGCGGATATCATTTCATTTCCAGACGGAGACCACCCATCAATGTGAGTTATTTTGTCACACTTTCCAATACCGTAGGCTTTTTCGCAGAGATCTTGAGTAGAAAAAACATGTGGTGCAAATTTATCAAGACTTAAATCTGTCATTCCATTTGATTATAAGAATATATAATTTTGCGCTATTTTTTTCTATGAAAATTAAAATCGACGGTAATAATAAAAATAACAATCTAACGCGTCGAAAAGGGTTGAGAACGGTCTAGAAAATTCGATTCAAACTTTTTACAAATAAGTGTTTTTTTTGTTTTGTATAATAATACAACAAAAACAAAAGAAATGAACAAACAGGACTTGCGCGAATTGTTGAAATCACTTGAAGGCAATGACTGGTTCAGACCTATTCGCACCGGAACAAAGCTTTCTGGCGGCATGTCCGCGAAAAAGGCTGTTCGTAAAGGCAAGAAGGTAAGCAGAAAAACGAAGAGGAGCTTGCGGAAGCTTTCGGGTGGTAAAAAAAGAAGCTATTCTCAAAATTTCCGTAAAGCTGCTAAACCCGCTATGCAATACGCATCGGGTGCTTCCGCTCTTTCCGCGGTGGGTGCCATGGGAGCCGGACCGGTTGGCGTGAGCTTGGGTGGCGCGGCGGGGCTTGCGGGAGTGGCTGCCATGCGTAGAGCAAAAAAAGTAAGACGCCAGAGACTAGCGCGTCGCAGTAAGAAGCGTTCGCTGAAAAAGAAAAATATGAGCTTGTACAAGGAATATGCAAAATACAAATAATTTTGAGATGTTTAAATTGCTTGTCGTTGGCTTCACATCTAGGTTTCTAATATGACATATATTCGACCAAACACGCACGCAGCTTAACCTTAAAGCCGATTGGAATTCTTTTTTTTTTAAAGACTTCTTGTTTTCTATTAAATATTTCGCTGATAAGAGCGTATTTATGTGCGTCGGGGAAAACAGATAAATCTAAAATGTTTTTTTTGTTTTTTTGGTAGTTTTTTTTAAAAATTGTATGCTGCTGCTTATAATAAAACACAAATAAAGATGTGTTTTCAATAATTCTAAACAAATGCAACATTCCAAAGAGACGCACCTCTTTCGTTAATTTGCGCCTAATTTCTGTGTAAGGATCACGCCAGAACAACACAATTTCATGTTTCAATTCTTCTGGTAAATTTTTAAAAAAGAACATTTTAATTTACACAAAAACAAAACCATGCCACGATGGTGTTCAACACTGGATCATCTACGAATGCGTGGCGCGGGGGGTGCCCGTAACCGTCGATTTTGCGTAGACCTAACCATCGGACTCCCGTTGGAATCAAAGGAATTCGGACTTCTTGGACTTCTACGCGGGGGCGTTCTGGGTGGGCTCCCTGGTGGGCTCCCTTGTGGTGAGCGTGGTCTCAATCTCACCCGCGACGTCCGTTGATTATGGCGTTGCGGGCTCCCGGGTGGCACCCTGGGTGGTGATCTTGATCTTGATCTCAACCGCGGCGACCTAGGTCCGGCTAATCCCCGTCCAATAGGAGGTATGGGGGGTACATCTAAAAGCCCTACGCGTCGAAGCCGCGTTGTTATATTGTTCATTGGATCATTAACAACCACTTGGGGTCGTCGAATTTGTTGCGTGGCTCGAGGACGACGTAGTGAGTGGTTTAACGTAATAAAATTAAAACCAGTTTCAGTTGGAGGGTTTGCTATTCTGAACTGGTCGTCGTAATGTGCCAATGCTCCTATAAGCAATCTAACATTTCTATTGGGAATGACGAATAGATCGCCCCGATCATTAGTTAGTAGAGATTCGCGAGTAAATGGAGATTTAGGCACCCCATGATTTCGCACGCTTGTTATTGCCCACTTCTTCAGGGCACTTCTAGAATACGTATATCCATCAGACGCGACTACGGGGTCATTTAGAACATCTTGTGTGATTGGACACATAAACAACTGTATACTTTCTTCTTTTTTAGGATCCGTGACGCCTATAAAACTTTTATTTTCAATCTTTACATCATCTACTATTTCTTTTAAAAGTCTATTCTGTAAAACGTGCTTACTCTTCATCGCTACTTCACATGCGATAGATTTTCCGCTGGGAAAAACGTAGGCCCCTTTATCGCGAAAAGAGTAAGATAGTCCGTTGGGGAAAATGACGGGATCTACGTATAATTCGTGGGTATCCATATCACAAAAAAGCTCTTTATGCACTTTTTTATATGTTTTAATAATACCCCCGCGAAGTCTATTTTTGGACTTGGGTTTGGACCCGGGTTTGGATTTCCTTGCTTTTCTACCCCCTCTATCTCCCCTATCTCCTCTAGATTTCCCAGATTTCCCAGATTTCCCAGATTTCCTAGATTTCCTAGATTTTGTATCTGTTCTACATGTTCTGGATGATGTGCTGGATTTCCTACATGTGACCATGTTTGTTTTTTAGTAGAAATATTTTTTTAATTTTAAAAGTGTTTTATCACAAAAAAAAATAAAAAGATGGCAGTGGTTATGGACGATTACGTTAAAAGATTAAACTTCTCTTGTATGTCTGCAGAGGAGATTAGATCTATGTCCGTGGTAAATATAACGGAAACTATGTTATATGAAAGAGGATTACCAAGAATGAACAGCGTATTGGATATGCGAATGGGCTCTACCGACAGAAGATTTGTTTGTGGAACGTGCAAACACATTATGAAACAGTGTCCGGGTCACACGGGAAAAATAGAAATGGCCACTCCCGTTTACAACCCGGTGTTTGTAGAAACAACATTTCGTATTCTACGTTGTGTATGTTTTTTTTGTTCTAAGCTCCTGGACACAAAACTAAAGAAGCCAGTCTCAAAACATAAGCAGCGACGAAGGTTGGCTACGATCTCCCTTAATTCCAGAAACGTGCGCCGCTGCCCGCATTGCAAAGCCTTGCAACCAAATTACAGTAGAAATGGTCTGCAAATAAAAAAAGACTTTTCAAAACATAAAGAAGAAGATTTTGAAAGTAAAGAAGAATATCTTTTCGCAATTCAACAGTTTTTCCCATCAGACGCCCTTAGCATTTTGAAGAACATTTCCGACGAAGCCTGTGAAAAATTGGGATTTAACTACTTCGAGTATGGATCCGGAATGAAAAAATTACAAAGGCCCGAAAATTTCATAATAGTAGTCTTATTATGTCCAAGTACGGTGATGCGGCCCTCGATAGCATCTTCTGAATGTTCACGGACCCGTGGTCACGACGACCTGACACTGAAATTACAAGATATTGTAAAAACGAACACCCTCTTACACGCAGAAGTTACTTCAGACAAAAGAACTCCACAATTCGAAAGACTGTTGGACCAACTGCACGGACATTTATCGATATATATGTTAAACGATTCCAAGAACATAAAAAAGCCAGGAAATTGCATCCGAACAACCAATATTCGTTCTATATCAACTCGTCTGAAAGGCAAGAAGGGACGTATTCGAGGAAATCTATGTGGAAAAAGAGTGGATTTTTCAAGCCGAACTGTTGTGTCACCAGATGCTAGCATAGACCTCGATGAACTGGGCGTTCCCATATATATCGCCCAGAAACAAACGATTCCAGAAACCGTTACAAACTTTAATTTAAATGGAATGAAACACATCATCAAAAACGGTGAATGCAATTCTGTGTTTAAAAATCATGGCAAGACGAATCAAATTGAAATAAAATTAAAATTTCTCGACGAAGAAAAAAATACATCATTGTATCAAAACCTGGCCGTGGGTGATGTTGTCGAACGCCATTTGAGAAACGGAGACGTTGTTCTGTTTAATAGACAACCGTCCTTGCACGCGTTTTCGTTCATGGCACATCGCGTTCTTGTAATGAAAAATCAAAATACTTTCAGATTAAACGTTCAAGCAACCACACCATACAACGCAGATTTCGATGGGGATGAAATGAATATGCATGTATTACAGACAGTTCAAGCACGGGCGGAAGCCCAAGAATTGATGTCGTTGGCGAAGAATTTGATTAGTCCACAAGCATCAAAGCCCATAATCGGTCTTATCCAAGACGTTGTCTTAGGCATGTGGTTTTTAACAGCCAGAGATCAATTTTTTGATAGGGACTTTGCCTACCACGTCATCGGCAATTTACGAGGTAATCAGTGGACTGACTTCAAGAATTGCACACCGGCTATTTTAAAACCGAAGGAATTGTGGACAGGAAAACAATTATTCAGTTGTTTATTACCAGCGAACTTCTTCTTGGGCCCAAAGCCCAACAAACATGCAACTACCGAAGAAAAAAAAACCAACTCTCAGCTTTCCGACAACGTCATTTTAGTTGCCAATGGCGAATTGCTATGCGGTCGGCTTGATAAAAGCATTCTCGGTGGCGGTAGTGGGGGGTTTGTAGACGTTATGGCCCGGCAATTCAATTCGGCTTGTGTTGCTTTTATTTCAGAAGCTCAAAGAATGGCGCTTTCGTTCCTTCAGATGTTCGGGTTTACATGTAGTTACCACGATGTGAAGATCTCCAAAAACACTCACGATTCCATTTCACGCACCATCGAAAAGATGTATAAAAACGACGAAAGAAAAAATACTACGGAGGACAAGAGGGTTCAAAATATTAGCTCTTGTGTTGATAAAAGTGCAGTTGAAGCTATAAAAGAACTGAGATGTAAAGGAGGAAAAAATGGATTTTTGGATATGGTAGATTCTGGAAGCAAAGGTTCTGTAATCAACTTGTCTCAAATATCTGGATGTGTTGGAACACAAATGGTATGTGGAAGTCGTATATTTTCAAGCGGAAATTCCGAAGGGAGAACCCTGCCATGTTTTGAACGTGGAGATCATTCACCCAGAGCCCACGGGTTCGTGGGAAACCCTTATTTTTGTGGGATAAACGCATCTGAATTTTATTTTCATCTAATGGGTGGACGAGAAGGCCTCGTGGATACTGCCGTAAAAACAGCACAGACTGGTTATATTTCACGACGAGTCTGCAAAATGATAGAGTCTACACAGTCTACTTACACGGGAAGCGTGATTATGGCCAACGGCGAAATCCTACAACCACAATACTACGGAGATTGCTTTGTAGCAGAACATATTCAACTGGTAAAATGCAAATGTTTAACAGGCTCTCAGTTGGACAAAACTAAGTTTTCATCTCTGGAGAATTTTAAATTTGCCCATGTGTTACTGAGACGCATAAGAAAGGCCCAGACGAGGTTTCACGATCATATAGAGGGACTCGTGGAAATTCCGTTCAACATATTGGATTATTTAAGAATGAATAAAATTAAGCTTGATAAAATTGATAAGAATATATTCTGGAATGAAAAACTTGATCATTCTTTTCGAGACTCCGATCTCAGTTTAGTTAAACTACATTTGTTCGAAAACATAGGTGATACTATAGATGAAGTTGGAATGGAATTTATCGAGAGTCGAATTTGGAAAAGCAGAATTAATGCCGGTTGTATGCCAGGAACCATTGCGGCACAATCTTTATCGCAACCAATAATGCAAATGACTTTAAATACGTTCCATTCCGCTGGAAAGGGCTGTAAAATGGTCACAGCGGGCGTTCCTAGGCTAAGAGAGATTTTGGACGCAACTGAAAAAATATCAACACCGACAATGACTTTGAGATATACCACTCCATTCAACAAGTCAAGAAAAGCAATAAAAAGAATGATTCGAGATTACAAGTTTTTGCCTTTTATAAAAATTGTAAAGAGCATAACAGAAATTTACTCAAAGGAGACACTTTTGGAATATTTTACACCGTCGATGAACATTTTTTTTGATACCAAATTCGGTTTAGAGTCTATCGAGGAAGGTTTCGTGGCTATTTCGTTTGAAATAACCAAAACTATTCATCCCAAAGCCGTTACGAATCGTCTGTTATGTTTTTTGGGCTGCGTCGAAAAGTCACAAGTTCTACACACTTATTCTGCGTTTTGTGATGAGACATGGAACGTATGCTGCATTTTCAAAAATATTTCGGCGTTTTTAAAAATAAAAAACGATTTCGACACGAAAAAAGCCCTTCGACATACTGGACAAACGATGGTTGAAAAGGTGGCATTGTGCGGTCATAGAAACGTGACCGACTTCTACGTTGAAAAGGGAAGTTTTACTGATACAAAGACCGGGATTAGTACTGTAGAATACTACGTCGAAACCTCCGGCTGCAACTTAAACTTCGCTTTAAATTTACCAGGAGTGGATCAAACAAGAGTCATTGCAAATAACTTTTGGGCCTGTTATCGGCTACTCGGAATCGAGGCCGTGCAAAACATTCTTTTCAGAGAATGTTTGAAAGTTCTTGGAGATGGGGTTTCGCCGAGACATATTATGCTAGTCATCGATGCTATGACGTTCGATGGATTTATAAACGCGGTAAATCGCCATGGAATGAGCAGAACGAGAGCCTCTCCGCTGCAACGCGCTTCCTTTGAAGAGGCCCTCGACGTGTTAATTGACGCATGCACATTTGGAACAAATGTTGATGTAAAGGGCATAACAGAGTGTGTGGTTATGGGATCTCCGAGTACAATTGGTTCGGGGTACTGTAACATAATGAACACCGCTGTAAAAGCCTCCGAAACATTCAGCCTACCGTTTGTCGGAAGAAGAAGGAAGCATGCGGTACGTGCCTCAGATGAATTTACGTCACTTTCGACTGGAAATGAAGATTTACCGTGGATCGCATCTCAAAATTTTGAACCATTTCGAAAAAACATTACAATTTCACCAAAGACTATTATTAAAATCAAAGCTCACATACCAAAAAATACACCCAGAAGATTTTCTTTTAGTCTACTTCCAAAAGAACACAACGATGCATCAGAAATTTTATTTCACGTAAGTATAAGACCAACGTCAGAAAAAAAACAACTGGTGTTAAATAGCAAACATAAGGATAACTGGGAAAACGAGATTTTTTTTACAAATATCAATTTTCCAAGCGATATTGAAATATACATTTCAAACAGCAAAAAACAGTTCAACATAAAAATAAAACATTCGAGTCAACACAAAGCATATGTAAACAAAAAATTTACTAAAAATTCAAAGTTGTGCAACAGCGATGATTGTGAGATACAATTTGAGACTCACGACGATTTCGGGAATCCGTCCTCGTGGATTCTTCATGACTTGTTAACGAACACCCCACCGAGCCCTCCGTCGACGCCCGCGTCCACGCCACCATCGACGCCCGCGTCCACGCCTCCATCGAGTCCCGCGTCCACGCCTCCATCGAGTCCCTCGTCGATTGGTCCAGTTTCACCGGTTTCTTCACTTGAATCAAAGTCACCAGAATCAGAATCAAAATCAAAATCAAAATCAAAATCAAAATCTAGATTTTT